GGCATTCAAGGTGTAACTGGACCTACCGGTCTTCAAGGCGTAACTGGCTCGTCAAATACATCAGGCTCTATAATAGGCGGTTTTGTTCAAGATATTAAAAGATCTAATACAACTTATTTCGGATTGTATATAGCTAGTTATTCATTAATGGCTACCACCAATGAATTATTGGCAGTTAGTATTATTCCATTAAATTGTATATTGTCTAGATTTTATGTAAAACTGAGTGCGGCTGCTAGTGGAACAACAGGTTCTTATACTTTTATAATAAGGAAAAATGGCGTTAACACCTCATTATCAGTTACTATTATTGATGGTTCAGCATCCGGAAACAATTTGATAAATTCAGTAATATTTAATTCTGGTGATACATTTACAATAGCAGCTGTTCCATCAACATCACCAACACCAGACGATAATATTGATGTAAGATGGTCTTGTTTAGTAACAAGTATATAAAATTAATTTATTTTTTCTAAAAAAACACGATAATTCATATGTAATATTTTATATTGATTTTCAAATAATTTTAAAAAATGATTAACTGCTTCATATGGACTATCTAAAATATTTTCATCCTTTTTATATAAATAATCATCGATTACTAAAATCCCACCTTTGTCTAAGATTTGCCAAGACAGAATTAAATCTGTATAACAATCTAATAACAAATGACTACCGTCTATATAAATAAATTGAAATTTTATATTGTTTTTTATAAATTCAATTAATTTATTACTAGATGATCCTTTTATTCCGAATACTTTATTTTCCATATTTTCATTTTTAACATTATTATAAAACGATTTTTCTATTTCCAAATTATCAATTTGAGCTAATAATTCGTTCTCTCTATAACTCTCCCATTTATCTAACCCATAACCTATTGAATTAGGAATTAATTTAACAATATTTATTAATGATATTCCAGTGTAAGTTCCTATTTCTAAAATTCTTACAGTATCGCTAGTATTACTATTACCATTAAAATAATTAATAATATTTAAAAATATTTCTCTCGAACCCTCAGGTAGGTCATTCGTCCAATTATACATTCCTTTGTATTCGAGATTGTGTTTTAATATATAGTTTTGTAATAATTTATTCGCTTGAGATTTCCAACTTAGTGGAAAAGCCCATTTATAATTATTTTTAATTTGTTCATTACAATAAAAATCATACTTATCTGTTTGTAACAATTCTTTAACATAAAGTATAGCTTTTTGCTTCCATTCTTTAGTAGTAGGATCTCCATCAATAATAATTCCTCTATTTCCAACTGTATTTTCTAATGCTGCTAAGTTATTCGTTATAGCGAGCGTTTTAGATTTAGCAGCTTCTAATGCCGTTAAACAGAATGTCTCCATAAATGTACATGGATAAAACCAATATTTAGAAGTTCTCCAAGCCTTAGCTAATTCTCCTTTTGTAACCCAACCGTGATAATGAATGCCAATATTTCTCTCTAAATATGAGTATAACATTTGTTTTATTTTCGCCATTTTTTCAGGTTCAACACGATTAGACCATTCATTCTCAACATTAGAATAAATATGTAATGTAGATTTTGGTTGACATTCATAAATTTCTGGCCACATTTCAAGTAATTCCAATAATCCTCTATTTGGATAAGACGAATATATAAATTTATATTTTTGTTTATACTCGTTGATATCAATATTTTGTATATCAGGAAATCCATTTATAGAATCGTCAATTCCGTAATAAAATGGAACAATAATATCTTTGAGTGAAGGAAATATTTTATTTAGATAATTTACGTGCCATTCTGTAAGACAAAAAATATTTTTTAATTTTTTATCCATAGGTATAACAATACCACTTGGTGTTAAATCATGGACAACTAGATATACATTTTCTGTAAATCCTTTAAATGTAACAGGCAAATATTCTGAAAATCTACTTATAATAGAAGTATGTATATAATTATTATTTACAAATTCGTAATATGTATTTAAATGTCTATAAATTACACCTTCGAATATTTCTTCTTTCTCTCCAGGTGTATTACAAAACACTATGACTTCACCAAAAAACTCATGTTGTTTAATATATCTCGCCATTTCAATAATATATGTTTCTGAACCACCTACACCATCCTTTAAAATATTAGAACCAGTCCAAGGATGGAATCCTCCGTCGGCTACGAAACATAATATTGGTTTTTTTGGAATTTTAGGGTTTTTTGCTCCTGAATAGAGAGTAAGTTTTACATATATTTTATACCACGATACAATCTCATTATAATCATCCGCATCTTCTTTATTATGTAATAAAAATAATTCACATGCTTTTAACCCTAATTTATAGTCATTCATTTGATAACATATTCTAGATAAAAATTTGGGTAAAAAATGAAAACTTAATGTTGGCTTTAATGAATATTGACAATGCTCTGGAAATCCAATTTCGAAAGCACGCTTAAAATAATTGTATGATTTTACTATATTATTTTCTAAATAATAATGAATACCAATAAAATAGAGTGATTCAGGTCTAGACTCATCAATTTTAAATGCATTATTATATAATTCTTCGCATTCATCCCAAGGCTTATCTAATTTAAAATTTGCGATTCTTGCGGCTTCAAAAGCAGCATCAACTCGTTCTTGAATAAATCCAGCATTTATAAATTCATATCGTTTCATAAAATAATGAAAAGCTTTTTCATAATCTTCTAATAAATTATATGTTTGAGCTAAATAATAATAAACTCTGGGATCATTAGGATTTTCTTCTAATTCTTCAAATAATAATTCCAAATCTAATTTTTTTCTCTCCATTGTTCTTTTTTCCATATAGTCGAAACGTCCATCCATTATATATGCTCGATTTTCTGGAATTACGATATTAATATTGTCTTTATCAGAAATAACTTCGTGAATTTTATGGATATATTTTAATCCGGAATTACTCTTTATTATACGATTAGAACCATATTTCGTATCATCGCTGCGAATAAATAATGTTAACGAATTTGAATATTGATCTGACCTAATTTCATGTAAAAAATTACGTAAATCTCCTTCAATTATATAGGTGTCGTCTAACATTAAAATATATTTACATTCATCACCAGCTAATTCGAGTAATCTATTTCTACTGTCCCTAAAATTTATAAACGGTTCTTGATATAAATTGCCTTCTTTTTTTCCAATTAACACACGATTTATAGTATCTATTGTTTCATCAGTGCTACCTGTATCTAAAATAGTCCATTTATCGATTAAATGTAAATTTTTTGTTAGCATTTTTTCAAATTGTGGACCAGCATTTTTAACCATTATACAAAGATTAATTAAGTTATCAAAATTGAGAATATCATTGTCTTCTATATAAAAGTTAAATACTTTTGTGAATATATTTTTTTTATTCTCGCTAACGTATATATTATATTCAGTATTTTTAAATGTGTATTTAATCAAATCATCAAAAACTAAGTTATTTTTAGTAATAAAAATATTTTCTGTAACATTATATAAAAATAAATCATTTTGCGAAATATTTAAGCATATGTTATTTGTTCCTATAAAACTTTTATCTGAAGAACAAACTATTATCTCATTTTTATTGTTATTTTTGTTATTTTTGTTATTTTTAGAAATAATATGATTTATGTTATATTTTATGTTATTTGTATGTATCGCGTTATGAGAATAAACATATATTTTCGTAAATTGTTCTGTTAAATTGATAGGAATAAACCCTCCATGCGTAGTATTATATGAAACAAATCCAACATCTTCATCAAAACATTCTTTAAGTTTTTTAATTAATCCAATAAGTCTTTCAAAAATACCAATATCGTTATATAATTTTAAATTATTATATTCTTTATGTTGTATTTTTATAAATTCAGTATTGGTTATTTTATAATTATTCCCATCTATCGTGATTGACATTATGTTATAATATGTATATAAGTATTTAAATTCTTTTATCATAAAAAAAGAATTTAACATTGAAATTTTATTTATTACATTTTATCATCGTGAACACCAAATAAACACCCTTTTGGAGACAATTCTTTGATTTGATCACTAATACTAATAGTTGCTGGATTTTGATTATTTCTATCAGTCATCCATATTTTAATAATACAAAAGTTTTTTTTAGGTGATATTGTTATCCCAGTCACACATTTCGTAAAGTTTGTATTATTACTTATTGTTTCACCTGCTACAACATAACTTAATTCTTTCCATACTTTATATACATTTTTATTTAGAACTTTATATGAAAAGTAACCTCCTTTCCTATTTCTTGGATCTTCATATCTAGGCTCTATTCCTTTACGCATCATAAATAACATACAATTTTCTACTAAAATTGAAGGGAGAGTTTCCATTATTGCGATAATTTCTTCCATTGTAGAAAATGTATAAATAGGAATATAACTTTTTAAACTCCAATCTGTATTATGAGGTAGATGAGCCCATAAAGTCCATTGACATGACAAATTATGAAATGATTCTGTAAAAGTTGCTGCTTCCATTATATTTGTATGCTGGGATAACATATATATACTTTATCTCAATTTTTTTTTAAATTGTTTTTAATAATATATTAATTGATAATTTTATATTTATATTTTTCCAATAAAATACTCTGGTTTTTTGGTTTAAGTTCGAGTTTAATATCATTTACATTTTCATCTAAAATTTTCAATATTATTTTATCGTTATCGCTTAAAACTAAATTTTCTTTTAATACACTTTTAACATAATACTCAAAAAACTCTAAATTAAAAACATTTCCAACTACATAAAAGTTATAATCTTGTTGTTTTAAATTAATATTAAACGTTTGTTTCTCTCCAATACATAATTCAATCATAATAAACTTAATATTTGAAACTTCATATTTTGTTGGAATATTGTTTTTATTGTTCATTATTATTTTATTTATAAAATTACTGTCACCATTGTTGTTATCAGAATATATAACAAAATCATAATTATGAATTATTTCTTTATGAGATATGCCATCTTTAATCAATTCTACACTATTCACGTTACTTTTTAAACTTGATAATATTTTATTTTTTAAATTCAATAACATTTGATTTTTTTCAATTGAGTCATTTGTCATTTTTATAATTTTATTACAATAAATTTGTGTCTTGCTGAATAAGTTTATAGAATTATAAAAAACCTCAATAAAAAATGGTTTAAGCACTTCAATATAATTTTTACTAATAAACTCATATATAGCTATTTGCGAAGTAACTGTTTGAAATAAAAAAAACATCATTTATATATTTTATTAAATGATATTTTTTTAAATTATTATATTTAAATTATGTTATTTATCATTTTAACTCTGATAAACAGGACTACTCGAACCACGCGGTATAGCTTTAAAACGATTGATAACATCATTCGCATGAGGGTTAGGGATAATTATATTCGGTGATTGATAATATACTGGATTTTTATTTGAATTATATTCAGGATCATATATAATTATGTTTCCTAGTGAATCGATTGTAATATCATTACCACAATTTACATTATTATTATTACATTTATAATCTAATGTACCAGTTGCCACATCTAATCCAAATATATAAAGTAACATGCTTACGATAACTGACATTAATATAAATGGAATAAATACAATTATCCAAGATACTACACTTAAACCTTCTTGACATAATATATTTAATAATAATGTTACCATTATTGTTACTATTACTTTCATAAACGCAGTATTATATAATCCTTTGAATGTATCAATAAGTATTTGAGTAACTGAAAATATTAAATAAATAATTGCTGGAGCACATAAATTTATCATTTATACTATATTTATATTTTATTAAATTATATACAAATTTTTATTAAATTACAAAATTTTATTAAATTATTCATCTTCATAAAATATACAATCGCCGTCTTTAAAATACCCAACCTTATTTCCTTGATCACCGTCATCAGTTAGTTCCCAAATAAAACCATTTTGATCGTCATTTGTACAGTATGTTTTATCGTCTATTTCAATTTCAAACAATTCATAATCATCTTCGTCAGCATTGTCATCATTAGACTTTGCTTCGTCTTCAGATTGTTCTTCTTTGGTTTCTGTTTCAATACTTAAGACGTCTTCTTCTGTTTCTTCTGTCTTGTCTTGTTGTTGTTTTTCATCTGGTTGTTCCTCATCTTCCTGTTCTTCTTCTTCATCATCTTGCTCTTCATCTTGTTGTTCATCTGGTTGTTCATCTTGTTGCTCTTCATCTTCATCTTGTTGTTCATCTTGTTGTTCATCATCATGTTGTTCATCATCTTGTTGTTCATCATCTTGTTGTTCATCATCTTGTTGTTCATCATCTTGT